GTCATAAAGGTAAATTTATCCGTCACGGCCTTAACCAGGGCCAGGTTTGCAGCGGTCCCCATGTATTTATAGATGTTGTAAAGTTCAATCTCCGCATCGCTAACGATCGACATCGTACCGATACCAACCATCGTATCGGCCACAGGAGAAGGAGATCCCCCAACCTGATTATAGGCCACGATATCGTAAGTTCCGTCGTTCCATACGGTTCGGCTTTCGTCCTTTTCATATCGACCCTTAATCGTTCCATCCTCAGTCAAGGTAACAAAAGGGTCTGCTGGCGCTGCACCAAAAGAGCCATCGGAATCGTCCAATAGATACTTATCAACTTCGCGCCGAATGATCGCATAGACCACATGAGCGGTTACTCCATAATCCGCACTTATTCTCTTAATATTGGGCATGTTTATGTTCCTCTTTAAATATCACGTTCCAAGTAGCCAGCAAGGCTTCGTAGTCTTGCGGGATCATCATCTGCAAAGCCCAAGATGGCGTTACACTTTCCACATAATAGACCGCGTACCTTTCCGTTTTTATGATCGTGGTCCACTCCTAGCCTGCTTCGTGCATAACGACCAATATAGAATTCTTTTTTTCCGCAACCTAGACACATACCGTTTTGATGATTCCATAGTTCATGGTATCGTTCTACACTTATTAGATTTCCAAACCTTGATTTAAGATTAATTTTTAAACGTTTGTCCCCTGTCGGGTCTCTCCTGACTCGCAAAACCGGTACGCATTTTTTGCAACACTCCCCAATGTGTTTTCCACCCTTACGAAGTACAAAGTCAGATCGTGGTTTAATGACACCACATACCGGACATTTTTTCTCTGTCTTGATAGAAGGATGTCCAGGATCGGGGGTACATTTCTTGCAAAACGATTTTACCGTTTTATATATTACCCCACCCCTTGCTCCCGTATACATCGGATTAAACTCGGATCGTGGCTTAACGATTCCACATATACTACACTTCTTTTCTGCTTTAATATTGGCCATAGTCCGCCGTTATTCTTTTTACGTTTGCCATTTAAAACTCCAAGGCGAGGTTTCGCCAGTCCATTATTGTTTATATAAAAAATAACCATAAATGGTATTCAGTGGGTAACTTAATCCCGATCCTCCAACAACTCCAAGAGCCGAGTTCATTACCAGTGTTCCTGATCCAGTTACTTGTACTAAGCAAGAAATTATTCCCTGTGCTGATGTTGCAGTAGGATTTTGAAGTAGGGTAATGCCTGTAAGTCCTTGCGGTACAATAACAATCGTTGCAGACCCAGATCCCTGTGATAAGTAAAGATATGGAGTCACAAGAGCGGTTCCATTTATTATACCGAAGGCCATTAAAAGAAACCGATCTCCACTTGTTACGGAACCGCAATCTAAATTTGCTGAATTTGTTGAATTAGAAGTTGTGCCAATTTCTGTAAATCCCAAAGCTGTTCGAGAGTCTGCTATATTTTTAGCCGACACCACTCCAGCCGTTCCAAAAAGGAAGCCAGCGAGGGAGCCAACCTTGGCCGTTCCGGGAATCACCGCCTGATCCGCAGCGGCCAATTCACCAAGAGAGGTTACAACTCCACCTGTATAGATACTTTTTACTAGATTTACGTCGCCCATTATGTCACCACTCCAATATTATTAGAGGACCCCGCTGCATTGAAAAACGGAAGACTTGGACCGTCCAACATTAAAACATTATTCGCGGCTCCCGTTGAATCAAAAAAGGGAAACTTTTTAAATGTAGGATTGCCCGGAAATACCATCGGAAGGTCTTCGGAGGGATCTACATCTCCAAAACTAAGAATAGTTCCGGTTCCTCCAGATCCAGATCCGGCCTCTCCAGGATCACCCTTATCCCCTTTATCTCCCTTGGCCCCGGGAATCACGATAGGATCTTCTGGCTGATCGGGCTCCAGAAACATAACAGGGCCAGGTTGTCCTTGTGGACCCTGCCCTTGAATAAGAATTCCGGGCGGAATCATCGGGAGATCCTCGGGAGGCTCCGCTGGCTCCACAAACACAGAAAGGTTTCTCCTGGTAACCGCGTCTGCAATCTCAGCATCCGTGTTAGATCCGGAGACCAGATTTTTATCTACATCAGTTACCACAACCCTGGACGGGGTAAGCTGTTTAAGGTTCAGGACCCCCGCCGTGGTCAATGTCATCCAGTAATCGGTATTCCAGAACTGGAGTTCGTGGGTTGTTGGCTTATGAAGTATCTGCCACGGATTTAACTGATCCTCCGTCAATTCCAAAATTGCATAATTTCCCGATGGAGCATTGATCCTGGAATACACTGGACCGGCATCAGATCTCTGAACCTGAAATTGGGCTGCGGCTCCAGCGGGAGCTATACCGATGCTGACCAAAGATCCATCTATATAAATCGGTGAATCCACCATAAGGGTGGCCGATTTATATGGAACTTGATTGGTGGTTAAGTTTGTGCTCACCAATTTTTTAGCGACATCGGTTGAGACTGACTGGTTAGGAGAAAGATTGTCTGCAATAAGATAGGGGAGATTTGGAGTCCCCGGAAATACCATCGGAAGGTCTTCGGAGGGATCTACATCTCCAAAACTAAGAATAGTTCCGGTTCCTCCAGATCCAGATCCGGCGTCCCCGGGATCTCCCTTGTCCCCTTTTGCTCCGGGGGCTCCAGGAATAACGATCGGGTCTTCAGGTTGGTCGGGATCTAAAAATATTACGGGTCCGGGCAGACCGGTAGCTCCTGTAAATCCAGGAGGTCCGGGAATAAGTACCGGCTCCTCCTGATCTCCAGTGTCAAGAAAGGCAGGGAATCCCATCCCCGAACTAGACTTCGGAATGACGGGATCTGTCTGGGGATATTCATGGAACAGTTTTTCAAGAAGCAAGGTGGCTCCAGTTTATAAAACTCCAACCTCTCCCTCACCCTGTATAACCAGTGCGGACGCCGTCCCCGCAATTCCGGTTAAAAAGTCTGCGGCGTCGAGACGGAGCATCCCATACCAGTCATACGGAGAATGGGCGGCAATCGAAAGGGTGCCACCAAGAAACTCTGTACCTGCCGCACTTCCACCAGTTGCACCGATATAAAGAATGCAGGTGGCTGCGCTGGCCGTCTTATTGACGATCCGGATATGACGGATAATCAAATAGAGAGCTGCGATAGTGGGAATTATACCAGTCGGTCCGGTGAAGGACGACACGGTACAATTCAAGATGTTGGCGATAGAATCGGAAATATACGCCGGTCCAAAACGAATTACCTTATTGGCTGCCATTTTTTAATCTCCTTTACGGAAGCGGATCTGAACCGCCCCGTTTGTCGATCGATTTGCTTTTGGCGAGCTTCAACTTCATCTTCTCCACACCTTCATTAAGTTCGTTTTTCCAGAACGTGATATTTTGAAGAAGAGGCCGAATCGCCATCTGATTGATAATTTTAAAATTTCGGATAATAACCCACGGAACTAAAACATCGTGATGGAATTCATCATCAAGACCATCAGGAATATTGTTGGGCAAAACCATCGGATTGGGGGATCTATAAAAATACATCGATATAACATCAGTCACCCGAGGATAGGACCCAAGGAATTTATCTTCTATCCCAACTTGCTCGGCGTATGTCCCGGTGTCGTTGTGCCTGGAGTCGAGATTCTCAATCATGGCCATCTCATAGGAAACCGGAATAACCTCCCACTGATTCTGATACGAACGGACTCCAGTTACCTTTTTATGATAGGTCACGTTGGTTGTGTAAAGCTTTCTCCATTTACCGGCAGCAAGATCAGTGGCAAAAACCCCAGACGTATGTGCAACCTTACACTGATAAACTGCATTGGTAGTGGCATCATAAACCAGGTCACCGATCACCGGCTGAGCCACAGGAACGGCTGGCGCTGTACCGGTAGGAGTGTCTACCACAAATGGAGTATAGGCAGAATACGCATGACTGGTAACCCATGCGGCCTGCTGCGATGGCATAGGATAATACCATTCGTCCGGATAAAGATAGAAGTAAATAGGTTTAATAAGCTTCAGGGGAGGTAACTCATAATCCCGGGCGATCTCCACCATGGCATTATTTAGCCAATTCACATAACGCGGAATATAAGCATCGTTCTGCGCGAATTCCGCGATATCGACGGTCAACTCAGCGAGAGAGGCCATTACATTCTCCGTTTTTCCTCGGCCTTATTCATGGCATCTTCCATACTGGCCGGTTCTTCCCTGAGAAGTTGGATCTTAACCTTATCCTGAGTAACCTCAATCCGAGCCGCATCGTTGAAATCGTTTTTCTTACCGCGCTTGCTCCGGTTGGTTGCATAGATCTTTCCGGTAATGACGATTCTCACTTCATCGTCAATATCGAAATTTTCAAAATCCTTCGGAACTTTTTTCTCTTCGCGAAAGGTTATTGAAACCGTCTCGGGAGGAATTTCTACTTTCTCGGGAGTGGCAATTCCAGGACCAGTCTTCGCCATAACAACTCCTTCTCTTGGATCCCCCGCGAGGTCTTGAACCCCGAACCCGCTGCTTACAAGGCAGCCGCTCTACCCGTTGAGCTACGGAGGCAAAACTTTAATAGAACTTTGCTCCAGAGCCCCCATCCGTTCCACCACCCGGCTGGCGATGCTCCTCAAATTCGTCTTTCACATCCTTGATGAGTTTATATCCGCACCGAGGGCAATAGAGTCCGGGCTTCTTATGTTGGTTTGGGTCCGGCTTGTAAACAAGCATACAGTTCGGACAGTATCGAACCCAATCCACAGTTAAGAAGTCGTTTATATCTACGGTGTCCCAAAAACTCTGCCCCATTTGTCCCCTTCATGTCCCGTTTAAGATTCCTCTTCTTCGGGATCACCGTCAGGATCTCCAGGTAAGTTTGCCTCGGCCTGCGTTTCGGATTCAACAGCAGCCTGCTCTTTGGTCTCCAGGGTGGCCTTCAATTTATCGATGGCATCCTGTTCCTTACTCTTTGAGATACCCACAGGAGCCTGCGCCTGGACTTCCTTGGTCTGGGCCTTGTTCTCGTTTAAAACGAACATCTTTAGGGCCATCTCCAACATCGGGCCAGGGGAAAGATTAGACATAATGTCCGACATCGAAGTAATCGGAGACCCATCGTCAAATTTCAGGCTACCATCCGGACCAATAACGATACTCCTTTGGGCCTTGGCAGTAACCTTTCCTCGATTAGCAAACCACTCCAGGGCTTCATTAAGCTCCGGTCCCTTGGGAATAATGTTGGTAAGCTCAGTTTTCTTTGTGATGGGCTGGCCGCCTACCTTGCAGTATCCTCCCCCAACTAACTTTCCGATATGACCAACACCTCCAACAACCCATGTTTTCTCAAACCAGAAAGTACCTCGATCTCTTGTCTCTAGTCTCTGAGGCATTTTTCTTACCCCTCCTTCTTGATGGTCATGAATCGATCGTAAAGATCGATATGTTCGTTCGTCAACTTTTCCTCCGTGTTCAGCTTCTCAAGGACCTTTTTGATAATTCCCGTGGCCACCTCACCAATGGAAACTTCCTTGGAGCCAACGGTTTTTTCGCCCTCGACACTCCAGACCATACCTCTTTCGTTGGACTGGAATTGCAGGGCCTTGTTTTCCTCTTCCGAAAAACTCAATTCCTCACGAAGAACGCGAAGAAGTTTGAGGTTGGTTATATTCCCTTCGTTCGGAAGAATAACACTCAACAGAAGTCTTTCTTTAACTTTCAGTTCCATTTTTACCCCCCTTGGTAAAATGGGCGGGCCGAAACCCGCCCTATGTTCTGTTTCTTCACTGGATTACTCCAGGTTAATTGTTTAAGTGTGGTATGCGTTGATGTACCAGGTCACTCCCGTTGATCTCTCTTTGAAGAACGGGATCTTGAGGTCATTCCCGCTTGCAGCACCAGAAGTGGCGTTTAGGTCAAGAAGAGTATTGATGTCAAACATCGCTGTTAAAGCGTTGGAGAAAATGTTGGTTCCGAATAAGAACAGAGATCCGGCATTTGCTCCACTATCAACGACATAGGACATTCTCACTCCGCAAATAACCTTGGCATTGGCAAGTTCTGAGGCGGGGGCGTACACCCCGACATCTAATGCAGACACCTGCTGTGTACCACCAGAAGAACCTGATCCCATGTTAACCCAGGAAGACGTAGCCGCAATCATCCCGGCAACGGTTCCGGTAACATTCAGGTTAACTTCAACGGCACCGTAGGCGTCTCCGAAGTTGGGATTCGCACTCGTCCCGTTCAACTGAGCAATACGGCCAGCAGCACCAATGGCGGTAAGCTCAAGATAGATACCTTTGGTCATCGCTCCTTCGATCAAAAGACCATTAGTCACAGTACCGGCGTAATTTTTAAGCCGGAGAATATCGGTGATCGAACATCCGGTAGCGTTCACATCAAATCGTGCAACGGAACGGAATCCTCCACCACCAGAAGACTGGTGATATCCAATTTCCATCACATTGGGTTCATTCGGACAGGTTACAGGACCGGCTCCAGTTACCTGATAATAGATACCCTGAAGAGACCCGGTGGGGATAGCGACAGCGGCAGAAATATTCAGGCTTCCAGAAAGTCCGGCGAAAGCATAAATATTCACTCCAATATCAGACCGAAGCTGCAAGCAACTAATCGCAGTGTTGGCCTGGTTAGCTGTAGCCGCATTAACCCTTAGACGGGCAGCCGCCACCTGGTTTCCGGGAGTCGCTGCGTTCCCGGCACTGGAAAGGCTGACGTTAATCGGAACAAAAGTCGTTCCGGTATCGGGGATCGTCAGCGGTGTGTTGTAGGTCCCGATTGCAATCAGATGATTGTCGGCGCTGGTGAAGGTGGACGGAGCACTAAAAGAAAGAGCGCCAGAGCCTAGATCCAGGGCGGTAGCTCCACCGGAAACAACGATTTTTAAAGCCGTCATCCCGGCAGCCGCACCTTTGGTCGCGTTAATATAAAGACCGACGTTGGTTCCGGATGCGGCAAGGCTCTCAAAATAATACTTGATAAACCCTGCGTTAACCACAGTGGTCGTTTCGGAACCACCGATGTTCCCACCGGTCCCGGTATTACCGGCTCCAAAAAGAATACAAGAAGAGTCGGCCTTTAGGCCGTTTTTGGTGAAGCCCAGAGGATATTTTACCTGAGCCCACAAACCTCTAATACTGTTAATCATGCTTTTCTCCTTATTTCACTCCCCCAAGTGAAGATCGGGGGCAGTGATTAGCTGCCCCCAACAGGGTTAGTTGTTACGAAGTGAATTCCACCAACTTCGTGCAGTTGGCCCCGATTTCCGGATGGAAGTCAACCAGCAATCCGAATTCGACCACGCCGGACCCACTGGCAGCGAGAGCAGTCGTACAATAAATCTTGAACTGTTCACCGGGAAGCCAGATGATCGGGTTGAATAGACGCCTGAAAACCTTACCGGCCACATAACCGGGGGTCACGATCGCCTTGATGGTCATCTTCGCGTAAGCGGTGCTCGCGCCTTCCGGGGCCACAAGGGGCACAGCGGCGGCATTTGAATCGCTTTCAGCGGTAGCCATCTTGTAAAGGGTATAAACCCCATCGACCAAGGTTGCCGAAGCCACAACAGCCGTGGTGACGATCATATAGATCCCCACGATCTCCAGGGGCTCGGGAGTTCTCCAATAATCCATCGTGGCCATAGTTGATCCACTCAGACTACCAAAGTTAATGGTCGCCCGATCTCCAGTGGTCAAGAGGGCGGGCAGAGCCCGTCTGTTAAAAGAACCGTAATTACCAGCCATATTGTCTCCTAAATTGAGATTTGGGGGCGGAAATTACCGCCCCGAAAATTGTTAAAGTAAAATATTAGAAAACTGGTATAACCTATTGATTATAGACCAGTTATCTGAATCATCTTGCTCTCCCGATCGTTCGCTGTATCCCAGACACTCGCGTAAGCTAGGATTCCTCTCCACGCGATCGCCTTTACCCGCCCGAAGTCGGACTGGTAATTGGGATCGGCATAGAGCGCGGGAGCTTCGGCCTCGACTCTGTAAACCGCCTCGTCTCCGAAAACCACGCCCTCGGAAATAAGACCGGCCGCGTCAATGCTATTCACAAAGCACTGTTCACGGTCAACCTGGACCACCCGTATACCCTCGGCCTTCCCCACTTCACTTCTGAAGAAGAGATCGCCTTTCTGAAGGTACATGTGGACCTGCTGCCACAGAGGGTCAATTTTGAGACCACGGGTATTTTTTCGAGAGGTCAGCATTACGAAATCGTCTCCCTCGAAAGGTGGGCAGTGGATGTCGCCATCCAGATAGTCCCGAAGAATTCCCATGTGGTCAAAGGTCAGCGGAGAGGCAACGGTCGTAGCCGCCACACCGCTCGTTGTGAAAGTCCCACCAGAAGCAGAGGTGGGGGCGAAAACGATCTTCACGTCAGTTGACATGAAAGCCCGGGCCGCAGCCGCGTCCATGATACGATCCATCTGGCGGGTAAGGGTCTTCTGAAGAATGGACTGAGGATCGAATTTCCCAAGCTGCTCGCTCAGGTTCGTGTACTCAACCCCTCGGCCCCATTCCACCATCTTGATCGCCCGGTTACCGTACTGCAATTTGTCGATCGGAATCCTGGTAGATTCCTCAAGCTGAGCATTCGTGGTCGGATCGGGCAACTCCGTCACGTGCATGATGTTGAAGGTTTCACCCTTTTTCCGGCCAGCGCCAGGGGCGGGCTTTGTGAAGGGCACCACTTTCAGCTTCAGCGCACTCCAGTAGAGCAACTGATTGCTGATGAAGTGATTTTTATAGACACCGGTGTCGGCGTCAAAGCGTTCTGTTACTTGATAACCCTTTCGGGCGGGTGGTCATTTCTGCCACCTCTTCGGGATTTCCCCGAAGACCAGACTATATCATCCCATTTGGGCCATGCTCATAGTCGTTGAGGATCTCGGAAGGTTTGAACAAGGGCCAGTTCATCTTCGGAATATTCCCTATCCTTATTTGAAAGGTCCTTTTTTGGAAGTCTCTTTTTTACAAATTGCAACATTAAAACCGCTTTTGTATTTTTAGTAATCAAGTGCGGAATTAATATTGGAAGTAAGATCTCAAGAGACGAAAGCCGGTTCACGTTTATTCCGTGAATCTGTTTCCTTCCAAAGTGTCCCGTTAAATCCCCGCCATTGCGGTGAAACACATAAAAGGAAACCTTAAGACTTTCATAAATTTTGGTTATTTCCAAAATCATTCCAGGATCGGTGTTGCAGATCGTTATAATCGGAGTGAATCTTTGATGTCCGCTTTTGTTTGATCCGCCAAACAACAACGAACCTTCTCCATCCACGATACCAGCTAACCATCCGATCCTTGCTTCCGTTACCTGCTGATTGTCCATTGTTCCATCCTTTATATTTTTACCTAAGCAGTAATAAAGGCTTTAGGATTTTCCAGCATATCGCAAGGTTTATACTGGATCGAATTAATTGGTCCAGTTCATAGCTGCCATGAGATTTCTCCTTAGAAGGTTCTCTGCGCCTTTTCAAGAGCCTCATCCATCGACATCGGTTTTTCCTGTTGGATAACCTCTGCCGGACGATTTCCGCTCCGTTCGAGCACAGAGTTATTTTTTTGAGTTTTCTCAGCCCTCTCTTTGGCTGAGGCGATAGGACCCGCAATGCGGGCCTTCATCTTCTGTACTTCATTTACTGTCCACTCAATCTTCTTGTCTGTCGTTTCGCCAGGAGCATAACCGGCAAACTTCCAGAACAAATCGTAGTCAGATGAATTTTCTCGGACCTTCTTACCATTGGCATCGGTGGATTCGATGCTGGTCCTCATGTCCAAACCAAGTTCGGTAGCCTTGGAATCAGCGTATGAAGTGACCTGGGCCGCTCTACTTCTCTCCTCTTCGGCCTCTTGGTCCCTTTTTCTCTGATCTTCCTGCTGCTTCGTCAGTTCGGTTTTTGTGGAGGTGAGCTTACTTTCAAATTCCTCGCTCACAATGCTCCGCATTTTATTTAAAACACCTGACCAGGCCTTGACAGACTTGGCACGATAGTCAGCAGAAGTTGGATCTAGGTTTTCGATCTCATCGAGAGTCTTGCTTACCGATTCCTCAAGTTCCGTTTCCGGACTTTTCTTGGGAGTCGCTGGTTCAAGATTTCTCTTGGCGGTCAGAACCATAAGTTCCTGGATCTGGCCAGCAAGTTTCTCGTTCTGCTCTCGTTGCCGCTTGTTATCCTCCCGATTGCTGTGAAATTCAGACTGAGTATCCGTGAGCCTCTTTTGAAGAATCTCGTTTTCCTTCTGTAGCTCAGCTAATTTCTCATCGGGAGTTTTTTCTGTCTTGCCCTCCTCCTTCGGTGTTTTCGGAGGCTTCTCCGTTAGAGGGATTACCTTTTCTTCGGGCGGTTTCGTTTCTTTGTCTTTTTTACCGGACTCCGCAGTTTCGAGATCTTCTTTTTCGTCGTCCTTTACCTTTCCTTCATCCTCATCGCTGGTATCCGCAGGATGACCCTGAAAAGTTATTGACGCCTTACCTAGCATTTCATCGAAGGTGGTTCCTTCTTTGATCTCTTCGACCGGAGTGGGGTCCGATACTTTGACTTGAACCTTAGTGCCCTTTGCCATACTGCCTCCTGTGCCAGCGAGAATCCTTGCGGGTCGCTGTTTTAATTTTTACCTGTCGGAATCCCTTGCGGGGCGACAATGGGTTTATTATTAATTCGGGCATAGTTGGTAGCAAAAATATTACCAACATTTAACAATCTCTTTACTTTAGAAAGAACATCCAGGAGAGCCATGCTCCTGGGGTCGGTCTGGATCAGTTGATTGATCCGGTCGGCCAGAAGCGAAGTAACATATCCGTAAATTATGCCACCTTCGCCTTGTAAATCAGCCAGAAGTTGCTGAGTATCCCGAAAAACCTTTGCGTATCTTTCTTGCTCATCTGGAGAAAGAACCTCTTTCTCTACGTTAAAATTTTCAGGTTGGCCAGTAACAACATCTACCGGCAATCCAGATTCAGACATTGGAACATTCTGAATCACCAGCGGCGGCGCTGGAACCCTGATATCGTCATCTCCCATATTCCCCCCTCAAAAATTACGATTTAGTTGTTGGCCCCTTTGGTGCCATCAAATTTTTAACTGCGGCCCTGTGTTTCTCTTCCTTGTGTCGCAAGTCTGTCGCATGTTTTTCTTTAGACTGACTTACATCAAGCTGGTGGGCCTCTTCGGCGTGTCTCATTTGCTGAGCGTTAGACGCCTGGTCGTTGGCGTTCTGGTTTACCACTCCCTGTGTCTCGGCTCCAGCCTTAGCTGTTTCCTCGGGGGTTGGTTGCTGCGCCTGAGCCCCTGCCTGAGACGCTGCTAATTGGGCGTTGGCCGCCTGGGTTTTTGCATCAGCGGCCTGTTGTTCTAAAGCCTCTTTCTGTCCAATCGCCTTATCCTGAATGTCCTGTTGCATCTTATCGATCTGTTCGATCTTGGCATCGTCAACAACAATACGCTGATCGATAAGGTTAGCGCACCTATTAATCGCCTTAATAAGATACCCGGGACGAAGATATGGTTTGAACATATCCCCAAACTTTGTTTGATCGAAAAGGGGAAGGATCACATTCATAATAGTCTTCAGGGTATCCTGATCCTTCATAATAGCAGTGATACCATCAACATGAAAACTTCCATTCAACAGAGGAAGCCTTATTCCCGTTGAAGACTGAAGATCAATATACTTACCGAGATCTTCTCCCTTAAAAATTTCCTGTAAATCCTGAACCCCTGCATTTGCCTGGATAGTCTCGGCGCCAGCCTGGATTGCCCAGATCGCTCCATCCTCCAGGTTGTTGGCCATAAGGGTAACTACGGTATCGCTCTGCTCCAAGTTCTGTGCGTTCTCTCGCGCCGTTACTTCAGCCCGAAATCCCGGGAGACCCTGGATCGTGTCGTTAATCATCGTCCCCTTTTGAAATGCCTGATCTCCAAAATTCAAATACGCCATTACGTCGCCAGTGATCGCCTTTCGGTCAACGGTCCTTACGACTTCCTGGCCTTGATTTGTTTCCCTTACAAGCCATGGCTTTCCGGGATAAGTAGTGAGATCTTCCTGGTCCATAATCAAAGGTAGGGTTATCTCAAGCATAGGATTGACTATCCAATTTAAATAGTCATTGTGTAGCGCGGCAAGGCTGCACATGAAGTACCAAAGAGAACGCACTCCGTGTAGAAGCCCCCGCCCGTCGAATCGCAAAAAATGAGGTAACGGCGAGAAGGAGATTCCGGGCCATCGTAATCTATTGTAGGGGGACGGTTTGGGTAGCCCGATAACAGTGTCTCCCGCCCAAGTGTAAGTTGCGTTATCAAGTAACTTCTCCCCTCGGGGTGAAAGAATCATTCCCCAGAATTCTGACGTTAAAACTGATTTCCGAAAAACCGAACGAGCCCAGATCATGTCTTTTCGCATCTGAATCTGCTGTTGGGTCATCAGCGGATTGGCGGAGGAGGTGTTGTCACCCGCTGAGGCGTAATCCTGAACCTGCGCTGTATTTACATATCGTCCTTGCTTCTCTGCCTCCCGGATAACATGATAATCAAGATATTCCTGATGGACCCAATACATTCCAGATTGAGGCTCTCTTCCGAAAGCGTCAGGATCGCGGTGGATTTTCCATGGTTCCACCAGGATATATTTTAGACCAAACCCCGGACGCCATACCGGAATCATTTCCATGCTCTGACCGACCGCAAATCCCATCCCGGCTGCATCAGTAAAGTGAACCGGAAAGTTTGCATGAGAACGGTCGAGATAATGCTTCATTACTTTTGTCCAGAGGTCTGCGGCCTCCGAATTGGATTCGTTCTGGATACTAACAAAGTCGGTATTAAAAGCCTTCCTAACTCCGGCCATCGCAAACTGAACAGCAGCATGAGGTTTCGGGAGAACGACCTTCGATTGCCATTTTTCCTTGCGAGTATAATTAGGAGGATCTTCTTCATAGTAAACCTTCAAACATTCGCGCTGGACTTCCCGAATCTTACGCATATGATTAATGGATGTTCTAACAGCGTCAACCCCGTAGTCAACAAAATGCTTAGGGGATTCGTGAGCGTAAGCAATAGAGGCTTCAGTTCTTTCACCCATCTCCTTAGTGTCGGGAAGGTTAGGTTTTGCGTTCGATAATTCCCTGATCCGCGATTGAATCATCGCGGATATTTTTGCGAGATCAGCATCAGGCATAATGGCTCCGCTTAATACTCTTAGCGCCGCAACTTTTTTACCGGGCTGCCGACAGTGTGCATCGGGAGGCCTTTTGTTTTTGTTGACGCAAAATCTTTCACGTCCCCCGGATTCATGGTAGAAGCTATCTTGGCCGAAGCGGTTCCCGGCTTAGCCTTCATCTCGCCCTTCTGAATCGCATGGGCCATTCCCATCATTTCCTGTTGAGCTTTTGATTTAGCAGGCATGATTATTCTCCGTATCCACCCATGTCAGATTCTTTCTTAATCGGTGGTTTCATGCGACCAGACATCGGACCACTCAATGACTTGTCATAGGGGGTCTCGATCTCTTTCCCGGGCTCATCATCCTTAACAGTTTCGTTAAGTTTTTTGTCTTGAGGCATATTCATTAAAATTTCCTCCTGAAAAATAAAGGGAACCCCTCCGGGGATTATCTTGAGGGGTTCCCACCCCGTTCCCACCCGGCATTTTAAGCGCTACTGCCGGGCAAGTCTTTTGGAGGCCAGTTTCGCCTCACGTCGCAATGACGTTTCTCGTCTCCGTGTTTTGTTTTTGTTCATTCGATCTTCTCGAAGATACCGAGCATGTTTAGCTCGGTGGGCCATTATCTGACGGTCCTTTTTGGAGTTTCCGCCAGCCTTCCGCTTTTTCGGAAGTTTAAGGAGTCTCGCGTCCACATGACTTCACCTACTTTCCCATTTGAACGTAAGTTACTTCGTCATATGAACCTCCTTAATTTTGTATCCGGAATCCGAAGCAACCTCACTCGGACGAAGCCCTTGGCAGGACCATTGCCCCGAGGGTACGTTTTTCGACGGATTCCGAAGCCATTAACCAAAAATTGCGTGACCAACCACCAGACCTAAAACAACGGCAATAAAAATCATCGAGATCATGCCTGTGTCCCCTTTATGGTGGCAAAGTCCTTCGGATACGGAGAAACACCCGGGAGTTTCTTAAGCTTATTGTCCACAATACGAACCGATGGGATCTTGGGAATTCCTGGCCCCTTTATGGCCCGATTACTTTTTGATTTCGAGATTCCTGCTTTTGCCATTATCCAGTAGCCTTGCCCTTCCCCGGGGAACCATCGGTCTGCTTGTCATAACTTCTCAGCCCGGCCAATCCGAGCATTCCAAGAAGCAACGTCATCAACTCGCCTAACTCCAGGGTTGGCATGGTTGTGTTGATCTCAAAGAGAGAGAATCCCCAGATCAAAAAGGGTTGCGCGACATAATAATAGCCAATTGCAAAGCCGCATACCCAACCGATGAATGGTCGCCAACCAGCGACAAAGACGCTTTGCGACCTTGCCTCTTCCTGGTTGATGGCCAACTGGCCAAGGACCATATCCAACTCGCCCTTGAGCTTCATCTGCTCGATCACTGCCGCAACGGCAACCTTGGCTTCCTGGGCATCTATCTTTTTATTCGCGTCAGGGAAAATTTTGTCAACGATTGTGTTGACCAGTCCACCTATCGTACTGATCGGGTCGAAACCCATAACCCCTCCCTTAAATACTTACACCCTCGATGAACTTCTTAAAGCTGTTGTAATCAGTTGACTTGTTCACCTTAAAGAGAACATCGCTAGGTTTCCCGGTTTTCATAAACGAGGAGTCTTCGTAGTTCTCCGAAAGATGAGTTTTCTTGGAATCAAAGTTCGCATATCCCTCTGGACAATAATTGACCATCACGGCAAGAATATGCACCTTATTGTCTAAAAGGGCGATAAAAACAATAACGTCAACCGTCTGTTCCTTGTTCATGTGCTCTATAATCTGAGCAGCGTTTCCGTTGCTAAACATTTTCTGTCCGATAGCCTGACCAGGGAACTTCATAAAGTCAGGAGCCTGCTCGGGCATGGTCACACAGACCTTTTCCTGAATATTGGGAACGCACAGTGTCTTCAGGCCTTCCGCTCCGGCCACACCGGCGAATAAGAACAACGCCATCAGTAGTACAGCAAAAAAACCTTTCATTACTCCTCCCTTTTTATGTCGATGATAACTGTTTCTTTTGCTCCCAAAGAAGCGCTTATGTTTCGATAAAGGATCTCAATGGCGTTAACCGAGTCACCGATAAAATCAGTGGCCTTTGTAAACCCAAATCCTATGCAACCCAATACGTCCTTTGGATAATTGGCAACATGCATCTCGATCCCACTGCGATTGGGTACGTTCATAACCACAGGTACAGATCGATGCCAATGCTCTGCGGGAAACATCTGGATTGGATAGGTCCCCTCTGGGACGCAAGAGATGTTGTGCTGGTTATCACGCCAGGGCAACTCCAGAGTGTATCCCAAAAATACCTCATTTATGAACAAATCCCCGATCGTGCTGTTTACGCACTTGTCGAGAGGAGGTCTAATAAGCTTAAGTTTCATTAATTATGAATTCCGATGGCGAGCTTTAGAAGCCCAATAACAATCGCCCCTACCGCCCCAGATCCGGTCCCGAGCCCCAATAAAAATCTTTTTTCTTTTTTCTGATTCAGTTCCAAGCGCTGCCGAACCTTGTCTTGATTTTCCAAGGCGATGCACAATAGATCAAATAGATACATCGATTTCATGTCTGCATCGGCGGCCTTAAATGTTTCCCGGGATGGAAGAGGTAATTCAAAATTACAACTCTTGGCTTCTTCGGCCATACGCCCCTCTTTGTTATTTTATTGGAACAAGTTCTTCGGTTTCTCGATATAAAGTTTAATCTTGAAAATTGCTGAATTCACCAGATTGCTAGTAAGAACCACATGCAGGGTACTGTAAATTCTGCGAGATTCCATATAGACGCTTCCGGTAATCTTCGGAAAATATTGTCCCAAAGTAGCAATAACCGATCCGCCCATCACATCAATCCCGTCAGCATCGAGGAACGTAATTGTGGCCGCACCCGTGGGGTAGGTCGTAAGATCCGGAATCACCGTTACCATCCGAAGATCCCCGTAAAGCGTATTAGTGTATTGATTAAAGGCTGCCCCGGATGAAGCAATGCAATCCAGTTCGTCCTGATAATAATCGTGGTTAATCCTTGAAATGGCCTCTGTCATCGTTCCCGCAACTGGCATCTAGCTCTCCTTACTGAAACAGATTCTTCGGAAGCTGAACGAGTATGTTAATTGTGAACACCGCCGCCGCCTGACTATTTGAACCAATCACTATTTCCAGGGGAGTAGAAACCCTTCGAAAAGCAGCATAGGCTCCGGTTACGATCTTTGGAAAATATTGTCCGATAGCAAGAACAACCGACCCCCCCATAACATCGATACCGTCAGCATCTAAAAAGGTACAGGTAGCCGAAGAGGTCGGTGCTGGCGATCCAGGTACTACAGTTACCATTCTCAGGTCGCCATATAGAGTGCTCGTAAGTTGGTCAAAGGCAGTACCCGCGCTCAAGCACAGCAACGAAAACAATTCAAAGTCGTGATTTATTTTTGATGGAGTTTCCACCATTGTTCCGCTTGGCATGGGCTTACTCCTTTAGCAGTCCTAGTTTTTTTAGGCCCTGATTTAGAATAGTGACCTTGGGCTTTACTGGTTTAACAGACTTGGTTTTATCCTCTGACGGGATTGGCGGTTTTGTGACGGGTTTGGCAGCAGCCGGAGCATCCATTGAACCGGTAATCTCGTCTAGGGCATCCTTACGGCTTTTTATTTTCGCTTTCAAATCTGGGTCTGCCATGTTCACTCCTTTGACAGGTTCACTCGATTAGTGAACAGGTGCAAAATTTGCACAACCTAGATAGATTTTTCTTTGGGGGTGTCCCACTTAATTTTATCGTAGCCCCGCATATACTCCCGGGACCACAAAGTTATTCCGTCTTTGCATCGAGCATTCGAGACAGGCGGACTTCCATTCCAGCCAATAGGATTTCCATCTGCATTATGAGGTTCAAACACCGCTCCAGTTTCCATATTGCGATAGACTTCCCTTGAAATTTTTTTGCCATCTTCGGTTCTCCCGGTTAGCTCTCGCATGGGCCACCATGCCTGAGATCCTGCCTTACTAAGACGTGCCATATTACCCCCCCGAATTCTGACCAGAATAACTTGCCGCCCTATCTCTTGCAGCGGCAGAAAGTTTTCTCATCGTACTGGAATCGAACTGGGCGTCTAATTCTGGAATCAAAATATTGACACCATTTGCAAAAGCGTCTCCCACATGGCTCGCCGTGTTCTTCTCGGGAAGATTAGAAATAATTTTTCCGCTGTTATCTGTCTTATAGTGCCATTCACCGGAAAGCGCTCTGTGTAAGAATTTTTCTTCTGGACTTATTTGGATGGCCGGTTTTCCAACCACATTTCGATTGAAGGCGGCCTTAAGACCTATTTTTTGCCTGTCCCAATGAGCGGGACCCCCCTCAAAATAAGTATGCAGCTTTTCTTCGATAACCTTTGCGGCAGACACTCCCTTGTTAGACTGGTCTCCGTTTTTCATAGACACGTCCCCAACGTCGCGCCACCCCTTACACATACCAAACCATCGGGGAGAACGAAGCAATGGGGCAAGGGAAAAGTCGATTAGCTGGCTCACGTCTGAATTTTCTAGGTGAATGGTGTCAATAAAAACAAGGCGACCGGTATGGGTTATTTGGCCAACTAAACAACTTGGGTTGTGCCATCCATCCCAGAAACGAAATCCGACAAGGCCTTTAGCGGGGTCCACGGGAAATTTTAAAAGATGTAGGTCGGGGTTATATTCCGGACATACCTTTTTGCCCCTAAAAACCGGAGCCGCCTTACCTTCAACGTAGCGTTGCCATAAGCCTGGGTCGTTTTTGTAGGCAAGTTTTACCGCCTGCCTAGCATAGTCAGATATAAATTTATTTTCCCCGGGCTCCATCCGAAATACTGCCTTGGTAATTAAAGGAAATTCCGGATCAACCGAGGGAGAATCAATTAGCGTCTGAAAGGTCCAGTGGCTCTCGTCGGGAGGATTCATGGTCACGTTAAGTCGGGGAACGATATCCATGTCCTGCCTGGCGCAACGGGCTAGGGCACTCTGGTAGACCGACAACGACAACCCCGCGTTTGAACGGTCGATTATGGGGGCCGGTTCCTCCAACCAAACCAAACTATATTCAGGACCCTGACCTAACTTAGAAAGGCTGGCCTCGTCATCGATACCAAAAAGATCGCAAGTAATCCTTGGATTGGTTCTGATCTCCAGACTCTTAGAATCATTCCAGAACCGGTAAAGACCGGGAGAAATAAAATCAAGACACTTCTTAATACTTGGAATCGTACTGTTTTTGATGTTCTCGTGAGTGTCCCTGACGATCGCGGCCTGAATTGGTTTTCCGGCTCTCTGGGCGCTATTTATCATAGACACAACCGCAGCAAACGTCTTTCCTTCCCCCATGTTAGAGTATAATACATTTATTATACTTCGGGAGAAGACAAAGCGTTCCTGGGTTGGCGAAAGCTTAATAGAAAATTGCTTAGCCCCAGATACATTTTTCATTTAATAGCTATATTGTACTACTTTCTGTCGCTAAAGTCAAGCGGATCGACGCTGAACGTCACCTATGATGCCCTTGACAAAAAAATCATACGTGATATAATTATTGTCAGATAGGAGATCGATATGGGAAAGTTTACTGACTTAACTGGAAAAGTTTTTGGACGTTGGACGGTAGAATATCGTTACGGCATCAACAACTCCGGAAGTGTTTTATGGATGTGTCGCTGTTCGTGTGGGACCCGAAGAAAGATAAGGAGCCCAGACCTAACAAGAGGTGCCAGTACGAAATGTAAAAGCTGCCTAAAACTACCCCGGGGAGAGGAAAGATTTAATGCCCTATTTAAACTTACCCAATACAACGCCAGAAAACGTGGGTATTCTTTTGAAATATCAAAAAATCAATTCCGAACATTAATTACAAGTCAGTGTTTTTATTGCGGATCTAATCCAGGACAAATAATCAATGGTCCTTGAGGTCCATATATTCACGGAGGAATTGATAGAATAAATAATGAAATCGGATACTTAATAAATAACTTAGTTCCTTGCTGTAAATGGTGCAATCAAGCAAAACACACAAGATCTGTAGCAGATTTTATGTCCTGGATAAAACAGATATACGAAAATTTCATAATAAAAGGAGGGAGTTAATGGACGCTGTGGGTTACGTCAGGGTGTCGACTTCAGAGCAAAATATCAGCGGGCTCGGACTTGAGTTCCAACGCCAGAGAATTACTGAATTTTGTAAGTCTCAAAACTTAAATCTAGTGGAGATTATCGAAGAGGGCAACGGACTCTCGGGTGGGGTTCCTATTGAAAACAGGCCAGCCGGGTCACGCTTGTGCAAAATGATAATGAGTAAAGGCAGGACCGTCAGGGCCGTCGTGACTCTCAAATTAGACAGGGCCTTTCGGGATACAGAAGATTGCTTACATCATGCAAAAGAGTGGCTCCATCATGGAGTGGCCGTACATTTCCTTGATCTTGCCGGACTAGATCTGTCGTCCGGGGTAGGGATGATGCAACTAACAATGATGGCTGGATTTTCTGAGATGGAAAGACGATTGATATCTGACAGAACAAAGTCGGCCTTGAGTATAAAAAAGGCAAGAGGCGAAAAAACCGGTGGACACGTTCCTTATGGCTACTCCTGGGAACTGAACAAGGAGGGCGTTAAGATCCTGAAGCCCTGGAAGATCGAGCAGGAGGTGATCGGGCTGATAAAGAAAATGCGCGAGATGAAATTAAGTCCAGAAAAGATCGCGGCTAAACTAAATGAGTCCGGAATAAAAACAAAACTCGGGTCGCTCTGGAGTTTCAAACAGATCTATAGAATTTTAGCAAGGGAGGATAAGAATGAAAAACCGAAATGACGATCCGATCTTTCAAGTACTGGTAGAAAAAATATACGAAGCGATGGATGACATGGGCTGGTCTCTTCAGGACGTGATAGAGGCCGCAACCATCGCGGCGCTCCGATACGAGATCCATCACAAAGACGATCCACAGAACCGATTCTAAGAATCTATCAGATCTTCGGGCTCGATACCTAAGATCAGAGATCCAGCCCAGGCCCCCGGATGGAGACCTAGAAGCTGAAGAGGGACCTGACACAGTGGGCATGGCCTGTTCATCATAGGGTATTTTTTAGGATGGACATGAACGACCTTGCGATCCCCGTAAGCAAAATTTAAGCAAAAAAGACAGATCATTACGATTGGACTTTCTGGGTCTGGGGTATGACTCTTTCTAGTTTCCATCAAACCATCCTTTCTTTTTCTACCTGAAGAACCTTTGGCGGAGGAGTCTTAAACTTGCCCTTGGAATCTCTCGGTTTCTGCTTTGGTAACCTCTCCTCCATCCAAAGCGCGAGCCAGGTTCCCACTATGGACCCTAGTGCATTCGGCGCAAAGTAGATCCAGTCCCTTACATAGATCAAGACTTCTAGGCAAATCAATGCAGTCAGAGCCCCCGAAAGCAAAGCGGCTGGCAATCTCTTGCCAGAAACCACACGACGCATGTAGATCACAACTACCACATCGTCCAGGATAGACAAACCGAAGACAATGAAGGCAATCCATGGGCTCATTTCTTTGAACCCGATCAAAACCTGTAGCAAGCGTAGGGCTATCCATTCGATCATTCCGTCCTCAGCACTTCGTTCAGGTCGCCCTGGAGGAGCCCGAGTATGTTATTGATCTCTGCATGGGAGCCGGTGGCCTTGGGCTCATACTCAATGAGCCAATCGTAATACCAGGACAAAAACCGTTCAGCTATCTTTTTGGCTTCAGGAAGGGTTATTCTTCCCCACACCTTACGGTCATCGTATGTACGATTAATCTCAATCAGGTCCGGCAATACTTCAAAACTCCAGTCCTTCCGATTAATTCCCATTGCGCCGGTCCTCTTTATATTTCTTCTTCAGGAGCCGATACAGATGGCGACCGCCCTTTGTTACCAAGGTTCCCCAACACTTTCCGGCCCGAAACAATGCCATCCTTGAATCCGGAACATGGATTGTGTATTCCTGACGGTCTGATCTAAACAGATCTCCGGTTTCCTCAAAAGCTTTTTTGCGCAATCTTCTGGCAACAATGTTGTTCATGGGTGCCTCATCATAATCATATCCAGATCAAACACGTGAGCTATGGCTTTTTGAACGTCGTTCTGTCCAGAAGGAAGAAAGGTAAGTCGCAACTCAAACTGCGGCCTGAAGTCGTCCCCTAAGAAATTCTTATCCACCATACCCATGAATTCTTCAAAGGCCCGCTGAAGAACTTGTTTATCTTTTTTGCTAATCATTTGGTCTCCATTCCGGCTGCCCGTATTGCAACCGATCTGCGTCCATCACTACCTCGATATCTGGACGGTGACGCTGAATCAGTTTGCCTATCAAAAGATTGTGACACGCCAGGGTCCCATTTTCTGCAAACCACTCCTGGGCGTTCTTGGAGTTTGGGCACCAACATAAAAGCGCCAGATCGATCGCGGGGTCCAGTTCATCCAGCCACCCCTTCACGTATTCCCATCTTTCCCTTAACCCTGCTGCGTATGCCGCAGCAAATTCTTTTATCGGATCTTTAAAATCTTCTAAGTGAAGAGGAACTGCGCCAACTCCCTCCGCTCCAAGAAAATCCAGTACCCGGTAATGCTCTCCTGTGGGCATCCACCTGGCTACCGATGCTTTGGCCATCGCAAACTGAGGAGCGATCTTAAATGACGTTAGGATTACCACTAAATATCCTCTTATGATTCGGGTCGTTTTGTTCTTCCCATGTTGCCCACCGACAGTTTCTGGGTTCGTAATTTCCGTTTGGATCTTTTCTATCTAAGGTTTTTCCTTCCGGTCGAATACCCATATCATCAAGAAAATTTTCAAATGATTCAATCCAACGATCACACATCTTAATTCCTAGAGCACCGTAAATAGGATAGTCTTTGTTCTGGGGATTATTACACCTCTGTTTAATAGATTGCCATGCACGATACGTTGGTTTGGTAGATAATCCATGGGTGGCCCTTTTGTGCCCCTGTTTTATTGCATTCTCAGTCCTAAGACAACCACACGAACAGGCCCTTCTAGATAAAAGAACGTGGGACCACTCTTCAATATGATTTCCACACTCACAAATACAAAAATACCTAGCTCTCCTGTGTCCGTCTTTTTCACATGGTAAAATTCCAACAAGAGACTCAACGGTTAGTCTTCCAAACACCCTTCCCTTAAGATCCTTAATTTTACCCACTATATTCAACTCCATCTTCGATACATACAGGACAACGATGAAGCCATTCACTGTTAACCTTAAACGGTCTCCACCCCAAAAATCGCATCTCTTCGATGGCATCGTAAATAGTGGAGCAGTCTAGTTCCTCGTAATTAGCACAACAATCGCAACATACCGTATAACCGAATTCATTTCCTTCGATCATAAGTCACCTGGTAGTGTGCCTTTCTACAACCTCATCTAAATCATTCTTCACCCCGCGCAACGCGGCCTCCACCTGGTTCCGGCGAGCGCGTTCGTCTCGTAATTCTTTATGAAGTTCAAAGATAACACGATCATCTTTTTTGATATATTCCCGAAGCCCTTCCATCTCTTCATGGTTCATCAGAACGACTTCCTTGAGACGTTTAATCTCCTTGTCCCGATCAAAGTTCTTATAAATTTTAATCAGGTTCTCGGTACGCGAAGGATCGTTGATTCTCTCCTGCCTTTCGTTCTGAAGATCGTTTTCGAGTTGCTCGATCGTATCGTGCGTCCCCACCAGGGCCACCCCTAAATCCCTGTTCTGCTGTCGAAGATATTTTACTTCGCTAGGAATATTCTCCAGGGTGGCAATCTTCTCGCGAAGTTTTTCCCGAAATTTGGCCTGAATTCTTCCGCGAGCCTCACCATACTTCATCAACTGACACATGGGGCATTCGTAGTCGCCGCCCATGGGATAATATATCGGCTTATGAAAATTTCCATTGAAGTCCTGGCAAAAAATGAGGGGGGTTCCCGATTCTTTTTTGGTGTCCATGTTTTTATATGGACATGAATTTTCCAAAGCACACACTTTCATTTCGCACATGGTCCTGTCGCCAGGTTTCAGGTCTTCGTGAAAAGGGCACACTAAACTCATGGATCACCTCGTTGAGGAAGATATTTTATATTTCTTGGTTCTCAAAATTATTATTCGCTGTTCTGCGCTGTCGGCTGCTTTCAAAATACACCTAGCAAAAACCCTTGCCCTGGCCGGAGTCACCGGACCAACCGCAGACCAATTCACTCCGATAATGGCCCGTTTACCATAAGGTCGCTGATCCCAAATATTAACCCAGGTGGAAGTTTTCACTTTTGCCCTTCCGCTATGTTTAAATTAACCAAGAAGGAATCCTTTATTTCTTCCGGGAATTTGTGCTTCCCGCAGTCGGCATCTTCTTTAACCGGGGGGAATTGACCGACAATCATGGCCCCCTGCTTCGTCATGGCCGGAATACAGGAGGGCGGTCCAAAGTGGCATGTCAGGCCCGCGATCTTTCCTCCTCTTACGAAAAAGCAATTTTCACATTGGCGCTTAATCATTCCTTACTATCCTCCTTCATCTGTGTATATACCGCATCGAGAAGCTGAGTGATCGGTGTTCTCCATCCGGGATTGTCCGAATTCAACTGCACCTCTGCAACAAAATCTTCTATGTCGTGAGGGGCCAGCTTATACGGACGTACCGAATCATTCTCTACCCGCGTGTGCCGAAGTTCATGCCGCATGATCCGCAGTTTGTCATCTGGCTTCTCGGCCAATAGATCCCACAATACATGATCTAGGAAAATGCAGTAATCAGCGCCCTCGGCCATATCAAACTCACTGATCGTGAGATACCGCGTAAGATCATCAGTCATCTCGATATGAGCCAGTACCAGGCGGCCCTGATTGATGTGTTTCTTCAGGTTGAAGAACACCTTGAATTTTGCATTGACCAATTCAGGAAATAGCTCCGCGATCAAATCATTCAGCAGTTCATATTCCCTTGGTCCGGCTTCAATATATCGGGTTGTCATAAGGCTCCTCCAGTTCCATCGCTCTATTAATATCGTCAAGGTAGGCAACCAGAGACGGGGCCTCCTCAATCATCGTTTCCTTAAAGTCATTCGACAATCCATCCCACGCATCGAGAAGGCCACCAATTAAGGGCATAACCCTTTTAGTCTGTTCTTCCCGGAGGTCCTGAACTTCTTCGGATTCTGTCGGCATATCCCTTCCTCCTGAACCAATCCAATACCTCATCGGCAAACCGATCGGGGTCAAACATCTTGTAAGTGAAGCACTCGAAGTTTCCATGGTCAGGTTTCCACACTTCTTGATATTGCTCAACCAAAATCCGATCGAGCAAAAATCTTTCGTCCAGTTCCGTGGCCAAGGTCCCCATCCCGATCCATGTCGAAAGAACTGGAAAATTCCTGGAGTCCCAACCCATAGCCTTCGCTATTGCCTTATCTCGTTCTGGATTCATGTTTGGTTTGCGTAAGTTGACCGGCGCAACCCGAGGCCCTGCGCTAAACAGACCATGCAGATATTAATCGCGTCAACTCCGTATCTCTGTCTGAACCTTATGGCCTCGGGGTGTTGAGATTCCGGATTATTGGAAAACGCAAAACCAATAATCACATTGCCCCTTCCGTCGTCCATTTCGTGACCACAATTATTGCACTTCATTTTTTTCTTTTCCTCCGGGATGAAATTCTGTACAGGATCTCCACGACCACGATCCCTGTAATAACACCACCAACAATTATTATTCCTTGATCAAGGGCCATTCCAGTTCTCCTCTTTCTTCGGTGGCGGGGAACGGATTTGAACCGTCATCTTTCTGGGGAGGGATCTCACGTCGTTCCGGGCCTAGCGTCCGCCCTCCGCCCGTCTCTCCTCCGGAGTGCTCTGCGTCTTGAGCTACTTTCCCGCCTCCACAATCTTAAGACTCATACCGGCTTCAACCCCAACGCCTTTCCGAGACAGCATATACAGACATTCATCACGTCAGAGCCGAACATTGCTATAAAACGCTTCGCCTCCGAGTGATCGCCCATGACGCGCAGATTAATCCCTATCAAGGATTCACCTGATGGATCAGTCATATTGACACCGCAGGCCTGGCACTTTATTACTTTAGACGCATTGTCTTGCCCGATGGAAGCAAGAACAGACCCCTCTTGCGCCTGTTGCGCTCTGAATTCGGTTCCGCACTGAAGAACCTGTGCGCTCCCGTCTCGTCCGCTGGATTCTGGGCCATCGCCCGCTTCAATTCCTTGTCCTTTCGATTCACCACAGGCCTCCTCTGCGTCTAGTCCTCTTTCTATCTCTTCGGCTTTGGCATTTATCATGTCAGCGCATTCCAGAAGGACCCACCCCACACGCTGCATTTCACTGGCAAGATCAACAACATCGTACTTCCCGCTTTCCAATGTGGCCATAAAAGCCTTAAATCCGGTAGCTGCCACGGTAAGTTTTTCCGATACCGTTTCTAAAACTTTTTCTTCGTCCATCAATCCTCCCCCATCAAGAGAGCGCCGAAAATAATCATCAAAATCACAAGGACCAAAATTCCTAACTGGCTCATAGCCTCCTCCGAATAAAAATAATATAGACGATGTAGGCCGCAGCAGTCAGTAAAAGGAAATCCTTAAGTTCCATTATTCCAACCCCGAATTAGGACCTTTAAAAATTGTTTCTACCAAATCCGCGCTCTCGGCATATTTTTTCGAGACCATACGAATCATGGCGATTAGGCCTTCGGTTTTAACAACCCCTTGAATGTATCCGGCCACGATCGCCTTTGCATCCGTGTGGACCGGATCGTGCCGGGCAGCCAGATCAATGATTAATTTTGTTTTCCTATCCATGATTTTAATCCTACTACTTCAGTTTTTTCTTGTCAAGGGCATCCCAATCGAAAAATCATCGGTCACTCCTTGGAATATTTTTAATCAGGTCCCGGGCCTGGCGCAAACCCAACATAAACGCCATTTTAAAAACAACGCTTATTCCGGGAGCCCTCATGTGTTTACGATGCCAATTTATCTCAGCCTGGATAATCGCGATCGCTTCAGATTTTTTCACAAATCCTCCTCAGAAGATTTCGGATGGCCACTTTTTTATATTTAGAAGTACACCATGGACCATGAGTGATCGATGCAATCCACCCGGGGCCAGCTATCAGCTTCTCGATAAAAATTTTCTTTTTCATGTGATATGCACCTTTATTCCAAGGCGTAACCCCATCTCCTCGATGACAGATACGGAATCCACTTCCATTCCCAAGACAACCTTATTTCCCGGAACCTGAAGACTTATTGTCTCCATATCGTTCTCAAACACTAAAATAGATTCTTCTGGAAGAGGACCGACTCCGGATTTCTGCTGAATAGCGTCCAAGAGTTCTTTAGCATTTTCCAAACACACAATCGTTTTCATTTACAAAACCTCCACGCCGGAATCTTTTTGATGATATCCCGGGCCTGCCGGAGACCGCAAACGACTCCCTGTTTAAATTCAGACTTGCGAAGATATTCCATTTCGTGCATGTCTTTACGATGGGCATTAATATAAACCTGGATCTTTTTGACGATCTGGGATCTTTTCATGCCTTACCTCCTTCAATAAAACCGCAAGTTCCGATATCTTCAGACTGTGAGTCATTGGCTGTCGATCCGTTATGCCTTACCCGTTCCGTTTTTATTTCCACCCAACAGGCGCATCGAGGACCAAGACAACCGGCTGCGCTCAAAGGACCACCGATGCTGTCTCTATTTGCCTGAGCATAAAAAACGATCGCCTTTGGGCACCAAAATTTATAGGCCTCTCCCACTTTCATAATCATGACTGAGCCCTCCTACCAGTATTTTAAAATGAAATGGACGATCATCCATCCCCAGGCAACGATCAAAACGCAGACTGTGAGCATGAAGCCCATGGCCGCTATCTCGATCCCTGTGTAATATTTTTTCCCGATCTTCATATCTAACTCCTCACTATTTTTTTATTTTCAGTATAAAAACTTGTTACCGCAAAGCATCGGCCATCATCCAGTCCTACCAAAGGAATAGTATTCAACCATCCCTCAAGTTCTCCTTCAATCTTGAGCCCGCATGGTTGGATAAAAAATACCCTATCTCCTACCTTTGATTGATACGATAACTTTTCCATTTTTTTTTAAATAAAGAAGACTCCCGATTCATCCTATCCCGGAATTATTAGCGCTGCTCACCGGGAGCCCTCCTTATTTTTAAAAGTGAGGGAGGGCGGGAATTAACGCCCTTCATTATTTATAGGCTCCGCGTACCTCACCCGCCCGTCTCCCTCTGTTAGATTTAATCCTACTACTTTTAAAAAAAATGTCAAGGGGATCTTTAATTCGGCGCGACACACTCTCTTTCGCCGGGGCTCCTTCAAGAGACCCGGCCACCCACCAATATTATTTTTAAAAAATAAAATAAATGATAGAGGCCATTAAATAAAACTAAAACTCTTTCTCTCTCTAGAGGGGTACAGGAGGTTTATTATGTAAACTAGGCACTTTCCATAATGATTTCAAATACCGACACCTATAAAATGCTCATAACTCTATGATATTATTAGGGTGCGCCAATCCGCAAAATCATTGAGGAATTTTGAGGCCGCGCACCCGAGCGCACCCAAACATACCCAAGTACACCCAACGTACCCAATATACCCAACGCACCATATAAAAATCAAGGAGTTAATGTCAACGGGAAATCCCGCCGACCCAGGCCGAACCCAAGGCAGGAACCTGGGGGTCAAAATTTTTTCGGGATGACCACCCTTTTCATAAAAATTTTTAAAAAATAATTACTTTTTGGGATTTTTTACCCATAAGGACCACGATCGATAAGGCGGCGGGGGGAGTCCCGGTCTCCGGTTTCCGTTTTCCGGACCATGCCGGGCGGGATTAGACCTGGAGCGGTCTTCATTAATCTTTATCTGGAGCTGGCTCCAGGCAGAGCTGCCCTACCCTCTAGGTGCTTATGTCCTGAAGGTTGACCTATGGAGGGATATGTCAATAGGTAGGATTACTCGACAAGCTTCTTGCGCTCAATAGGCTTGTCATTCTCAGGGGTTACATCAATAGCGGCCTGCTCTCCGTCCTTAAGTTGCTGCATAATGATAATAGTTGAGCCCTGGAGCCCACTAACTTCGGGTGTCTCTAAACCCTTCCACTTGCCAAACAGGGAAGCCGCCCTGACCTGGACATCATCCGGGGAGGTCATCATTTTTTCGTTGACAAGGGCAAAAAGATCCTTGTCTGGAACCATGATGTCAAGCGTATCCCGAGCAGTCATAGTTTCTTGAAGGTGGGTAGACAGTCTGGACGCTGCGCGGGCTGCGTTTTCTCTGGTTTTAGCCTTAAAACCGGCTGCCAGATAAGCGTCTGCCTGCACCATGCCGTTAGCTATGTTCTTAAGGAAAAGTATCACTCTGCGGGGTAGTTTGGCAGGTTTCTGCCCTGTTTTGACGATATCGGCCATGATTAATTATACCGCTTTCCCGGGCCGGTGTCAAGGACCTGGAGCGCCATAATATAAAAGATAAAGATTTTTAAAAATAAATCCTAAAAGCGGGCAGGTTGGCATGTTTCTTTCTTGCGTATCTATATGAAGAGTAAGCAAACTATCAGGATGAGGTGGATCATAAAAGGAACAACAACGAGCGTAGGGGAGCCGGAGCCCACTATCGAAAGAGAGGTGAAACATGGCAGGACAAGGTAAGACATTCGAGGGACATAATAGTTTTCAGCAAATACAGAGTGAGCAGTTAAACCCTAAACTTCTATGGGATAGAGCCTGCCAGTATGACGGTATAGATCCGGGCTCTAAATTCGTGGTCTTCTCAGACTCAAATCCCTGGGTTGAAAAATATAACAAAGCCATGCAGCTCTATCTCATGGCCGAAAAATACTACAGAGAACACCGGTCCATATTTATATCCGCCTAACAATAAAAACGAGAGGCAGGTGAAACCGATTGAAAAAGAGAATTGAAGTTTTAAGGTTTGCTTTTGTGGTTGCGGCTTCCCGGGGTGACTATACCGAAGTCTATCGTTTAGCCCATAAGATAGTCACCCTTAATATGAAGCTATCAGCGGTTTAACCTCTTTGCCCTGCCCGTGTGGTGAGGTCCGGCGCGGGCAGGTTTGAGCGGTTAAATCTTCGAGAGGTGGAAAATGAAACGAATCAAGGCAAGCAATAATAAACAGCAGTGGCCAAGAAGTGAAGTAAAAAGCATTGAATGCCGTAAACGTGATTTAATTATCCGAATTGCTAACTGGACCCGTGATAAAGACGAACCTGCGTATGATGTTGAACTGTACATCGGTGGGATTTATGATTTTAATGAATCAAAAACCGTGGCTTTTTCTTCTGGATATACCAAGGAACAGGCTAAACAAAAAGCCATTGAATTCGCCCAAAAACAAATATCTAAACTTCTTTAGTTACTGTTAGGTGAAAAATGGATGCTGCGAAGGTATTTAAAATAATGGTATCGGCCTACATCGCGGGCATGGGCTTTGTTCTGGGTGGAGCGGTGGCGGTGGGAATAGTTCAAACCTTAATTAATATGTTTCGGCCTACAGGGCAAGGGCTGAGGTTGTTCTTTTAGAGGATTATATGAAATACATTATTTTAGCTGCATCATATTTAGTCGGCCTTTATTTGCTTGTTCAATTCATGCTTACTTATTGGAGGTGAAAAATGAAGTACGCAGAAATGGGAAGTATTAGTAGTGGAACGATGCAGCCAGCGGATTTGATCCCCTGCTTTTTAGACGAATTAAAATCTCTGGCCATGGAAAACAATAACAAGGAAGACCTTGCCTTTGTCGATGAAGTACAAGGCCGAATTGATGCCAGTGGGGATGATGAAAACCAAGAAGGGAAAACCATTAACGATGATTATTTTGAGTCTGAAGATTCAGACTTTGACCTTGAAGGGTTGTTTGATAGACTTCAAGCCTATGCCCTGCCTTATTTCTATTTCGGGGCTCACCCCGGAGATGGCGCGAATTATGGCTTTTGGTTGTCTGAAGGGTTTGAGTATGACTTTGAAGGGAAAAAGGTTTCTGATCTTTCAGAGATTAAAGAGGAAGATTGGAATCAAGAAATTTTGCACGTTAACGACCACGGGAATACGACTTTGTATTTCTGTAACAACAAGGGCGAATTAACTGAAATATGGGCGGTAGTTTAATAACCTAACATGGAGAGGGAAGGGGAACCAATACCGGAAAATATAAGGGGATAAGGATGGATCAAAAAACTAAAATTGAAATGAAAGATTCAATTTGTGTTTTTGATTTCGATGGATATACCGTTCCAGGGCACTTTCACGTTTCCACGTGGGCAGATTATTTTCCCATAAACGGAATCGTGGTCTTTGGTGGGGAATGGAATGATATTCCCGACTGGATTATAGACCATGAACCGACAGAGGAAGAGGTTACCACTCATGTTGAAAGGATACAAAACGAAAGGCATCAAGGCAATTTATGACGCGGGCTGTAAGTGGGCAGATAGATACACCGTCTACTATTCAGATCGGCGCGGGTGGGGCTTTTTGAATGAGCGAAACGCGCAAGGGAAAAATATTTACCCTTGCGTAGGTATGAGTGCGAGCCCCTTTCACCCGCAAGGCGTGGGCCAGCATGGCAGCGGAGTTTTAGGCCGCCACAATGGCAAGCGAATTGATTTTAAAGACCTACCTAGGGACTGCCAAGCACTTGTTTTGGGGGATTTAAAAACATGAAACGCCATACCTGGTATGTCTGGGATGATAAAGAAAATGAACTTTTCAAGGGCTCTCGTATGTCCTGTTTGCGATATTACAAAAAACATGGTGGAGAAAAAGCCGGTTTACATTTAGGATATTATATCGTATAATCTACAAAAAGGAAAAAAATAAAAATGAAAAAACTTACTCTTAAGGAATTTCTAAAACTTCAAAAAATCTTGTTCATGTTTCAAGAGTGCAAAGAAACTATCGCCCACTACGAGGCGGATCGTGGAGATCCGAAATGCATTACACGTATAAAATTAGAATTGTTAATTGAGGAAATCCGAGAAGAGTTAAATTCTAACAAATAAATAGGAGGGATAATTATGAAAACGCTCGAATTCAAGTGGACGGTAAGCAGGGCAAGGGATACCGAAGGGTACAATATTTGTTCTCTCTACGTGGATGGTCAAAAGGTATCCTCTTGTAATGGCGGAGGGTACGACATGAAGGGAACGGCTTTGGGTAATTGGATTGCTCGGGCCTATGCCGACAGGCTTTTGAAGCTTACCCCAAAGCAAATGCCGAAACAAAGTCATTGGGAAAGGGCCGAAAGCCGGAATATCTGGGAAAATAAGTGTGGAAGGTGCGGCTTTGAATTCAAAACGGATTACCAAAAGTCAACCGTTCCTACTTGCCCGATCTGTAAATCTCCCCTAACCGATGAAATGCGAAAGAAAGAATTCGGAACCCTCGGAATGAATGACGGGAAAACCATTGATGATGGTCGGTATTTTTACGGCCTATCGTTCCATGATCCGAATTTTGATCCTGGAAAGGCCGTAATTGGGACGGAAAAGGTAACAGATCAAACCTTTAGTAAGGACGCAAAAGGAAAAACCGTGGAACAAGCGGAAAAGGACGGTGAGTCGTTGGGCCTTGAAAGGTATCAAGCCTTTTATTCTGCGTCGTCAAAAGTTCCTACTAAAAAACACACCGTCCCGCTTATCGATGGGGGCTGCGGTTTCTCATCGGTTGAGAAGATCATGGAGGCTATTGGTTTAAGCCTTGAATATGTCCCGGTAAGAAGTAAAAAGACCGATATTCACAATTTACACGACGAAAGAGAGGTTTGAAAGTGAGATATAGAATTTATTTTTACATAGCTGGTCATTGGATTTTAGATTGCATTGTTGAGGGCGAAGAGGTTGGACAGAAATTTGATCGTCTCGAAACCGAAGGCCATAAGTTACTTCGAGCCATACCAAACGCGGGAACCGTTTATAGTTCCAAGGAGTGAGGTGATTTGATGGACATTCTTTCTTTTATTGTCGCGGCGGTTCTTCTAACTCTATTCTTCTATAAGGCAGGTGTAAAATGAAAAAAAGACTTCAGAGACTTACTGATTCATTGATGGTAGCGCGGAGCCGGGCGGACTACCGAGAGGCCGGGCGAATCTTGAGACGGATTTATACACTCCGCCACGAATCAAAAACAATTTACGGAAGGGGGTGAGCCGTGAAGTGTCAGGACATTTTCAAAGTCCATATCGAAAAACATCAAGCCGAAAACAAAGTCACGGTTGTTAAGGACTGGCAACATACGGATCGGTTTTATCTGTGCTCTGAATGTACGGGTAAACTAAAAGACCACGATGATTATAAAAAACAGGAAATCGTGGTAGAAAAAATAATTCACAGGGAAGAAAAAAGGGCTTAAGGTTTTCAAAATAGGTGCCGATAAGAAATACACAGGGAGGTAAAAAGAATGACTAACAGGGAATTTTCGAAGACGGATCAAATTTTCCTGAAGTCCTGCGAAATTGCATGGCGGCTTAATTCTAAATTCAAGCCGACAGTCAGGCAGGCGTCTAAATTCCGGATGGAAAAAGGTACGGCCTTCCAATTTAGGGCCGTGGCTCGAAGGGAATTAAATCTGAACATAGAGGAGGAAGATTGAGACACTTAATGCTTATAACAGCTTACGGGGATTATTATCAGGTAAATCCCAAGGGAGAAATCATCCGGATGGATATCAAAGGATTTGAGCCCTCCGGAGGATGGATCTTTTTGGGGCTGGAGCACGTCAAAAGAAATCAGTTTATTCCCTTGGCCGACATTACCCCCGAAACGGTAGCTAGTTTCACAACCTACAAAAACGGAAATCCACAATGGACTGTAAGAGACCGGGACCATGGAACCATGAGAACCTGGGGAAATACAAAATATCACGGAATCAAGAGAGTATATTTTCTGGAGGTGAAAAATTGAGAGTAGATACGGAAAAATATCGAGTTAGAAACGGAACTTATTACGACAGGCGTACGCCTTTTGAGATTACCACCTGTCTTGAATTAGCCCGCTTAGGAGAACAACGCATCCGATTGTATTACGGGGACCGCGAAACCGGACGTGATTGGAACGAGCGTTATGATGTTACGGGACGGATAGGCCGCTCAATGGGGCCGATTAGAATCCCCATCCTTCTCCACAATCGGCGCTCGATAGGGGGCGGGGGTATCCTCGATCATTGTATTGTTCGAATTGACACAGCAGCAGGCAGAAAGGTCCTCTATCAGCATCCGAACTATTTTGATCCTGAGTCTATTGAGTTTGAGCTACATCAGCTTGAAGAAATAGAGGCCATAGTTTACAGGGCTTGTGCGGAGGTTTGTTAAATGGAAAGATGTTTTATGTGCGGTGCAGAAATTGAGCGGAGATGATATTTTAAATTTAAAAAAAGCGTGCCGAATATGCCGGACAGTTATTATCCTGTTTGCTCTCAGGCTTGCGCAGTGGCCGATATCAAGGATCGAAAGTTTGATCCGGGGGAGCGGGAGGGGTTATGCACTTCGAGCAAGGCATAATCATTGGATGGTTGACCTGTATCGGTTTCCTGTTTGCCCTTAGTTTCCTGAACGAGAAAATACAGGCAAACAGGAAAGCCGGGAGGAGGGCAAAGAAGTGAAGTTTAGGATTCTTCTTATTGTATCGGCGATTCTTGCCGCCCTGTGGGTACTCTGTAATATACAGGGCTGCATATTTTCCTTAACCTGCAAAGACACGGCCACGGGCCGGATTGAAAACTGTGAAGGGAGGTAGGGGACATGAGAGTATGTTTTTTCTGTGATATTTCAAAAGAGGAAACGGAAATGATACCGGAAGAATTCGAGTACCAGACTTGCGATCTTCCGATATGCGTGAAGTGTGTTAATGGGTTTATATCCGAAAATGTTCCCGGAATGGCGGTCAAAAAAATGTACGATGCAGTAGATCTAAAGATGGGGAGAATAAAAGGGCAAAAAACAATAATAAAAAAGCATTTAAGGTGGTGGAGATTTAAAAAATGGTTTGGAGTTGCGTTAATAGCGGGGGCGTTTTTAATACCGGGATGCACTCATTCCGAGGGAGTATGGATTCGATGGCACTATAATCCCGGATATGTATTTACTGATTCATCGACAAATAAAAAGCACTATCAAAAGCCAATATGGGGATGGATGGCCGCTTATCCCAACTACCAAGCCTGCGTACAGGGTATAAAAAACGAAATAAAAGCAGAAAAAGCGTATTTGTCCAAAGAAGGGAAGGGCGAGATCTTTGATTTTGATTTCAATGATGACACCCTGGAGGTATATTCCAGTAAAGATCACGACAAGCTTCAGCTTAAATCGCAATGTTTTTCGGAAAGTTCTAGCCCAATAAAATTAGACAAGGAGGAAGGTCTTGACTAATATTTCTTGCGAAGAAAAAGAATGTATTTATAATTCATCGGATGGGTGTCGGGCCAAAGAGATTTTTATTAGAGAAAGGTTAATGAAGTTATATGACATCAAAACCACAACTCAGGTTATTCATCTTAGTTTCTGCGAAACAATGAAACTAGAGGAGGTGAGGTAATGGCAGCATTCCAACATTGTCCATCAAGAAAGTCAATTTGCAGGGAACAAGGAAGGGACTGGAACCGGGTAAAATTGACAACGGCCCTGAACGTGATGCGTCGATCACCAAAAACCTCGGGTCGGTCCCTGGGAATTCCCCGGTATTCATGGAAATTCTTTTTGCATTTACTCTTTAACCCCAAACCAAAAGAGGAGGCGTAAATTGTTAGAGGGAAAAGGAAGAAATGGTTACTTTCATCTCGGAGCGGTAGAGGTAGGCATCGAACCGGGTAATCCACAGGGCCAGATGTCGATTGATTTTATGGCCGTAAACACTATCGGCGCGATTGGTCCTTCCCGAATCACCGGAGAGCCTGGCGAGATCCTGGCGCTGGCCACAAAGATTAAACGTATGGTCATGGCCGCTATGGGAAACCCGGCTGAGGATTTTACGGATCGGGCGGAACTAGAAGAGATCTTGAACGCGCAGGCTGATTCTGATGCAGCCTATCGAGCCGTAATGTCCTGTGCCAAGCTGGTTATCCTTCATTGGGATACCGGGGACCTTGCCGGAGCGGTGCGGGCTCTTGCTCAGGCCGTCAAAGATGTGGAAGGGAGGTAGGCTGTGGGTTTACCGGAACTGATTAGGGCGGTCAGGGAAACTCCTTATCGTAATATCCGGGCTCCCGAGGTGGATCTTGAAACGCTGAAAAAAATATGCCTAACCCAGGAGCAGGATTTATTTGAAACCGTGGCGTCTTTAATGCATGCCCATGAATTTATAGAAAAACATGGGCTTAAGGAGGAATATGAAAAAGAAAGACCACAAAGATACGATGAATGATTGTAATGTGAGGGTTGATTTAAACGATTGGCTAGAGCAATCAAAATATGAAGCCGCAGAAAGTCTCCGCAAGCTTTCCAGGAAAGACCTTAAGGATTTCTACGAAATTGTAGTTGACCTTTTCGGGAAACCCGAAGCGGATTCTTTTTTTGACCGCGAAGAACTTGAAAGATGACTACCGAAAAACAGAAGGCTGCTCGTAAGCGCTGGAAGAAAAATAATCCAGAAAAAGTCAAAGCTATGCAGCGCCGGTGGAGAGAAACGCATAAAAACTACCGACAGAGGAGTGAACGGGCGTGGAGGTTGGCTAATCCTGAAAGAACGAAAGGGTATGGTAAAAAAAATTACCAAAAACACAAGGAGCGGTACGCTTCCTATGCCCGTAAAAATTATCTTAAAATAAAATCTCGGGTGAAAAAAACAGCAGGGACCTATTTGATGCTGTTCTTAATTATTATGGCCATTCCTGCGTGTTGTGTGGCCACAACAAAGATTTATGTATGGATCATGTTGGTGGAAACGACGGAAAAAGTCCGGCAGGAGGAGAATCTTTATGGAGGTGGATTATCAAAAACAACTTTCCCGACAATTTTAGAACCCTTTGCCGGGACTGTAATACTTTGGATGGATTTTTGCGTCGCCATGTTCGATTGGGAATTCGGGGAATTGATGAATTAATAGATTTAAAGTGGAGGTGAAAAATTGATCTATCTTTTTTCGATCATCGCCCTGACGATTATGGTGTTATCATTCTGGCTGGCCGGGAGGCCCCCGGCGAAAGGAGGAAAGAGATAATGAACAAGCCATTACCGATTGTCAAGGCCGATATTTATCCTACCCGGATCTATCTCGACGGGATGCGGGTAGAAAGTTCGGAGTTAAAAGAAACCGTCCATGGTCTTTATCGAGGATTCAAATTTCAGGTAGGCTTTGTTTGCCGATTCTGTACCCCGGAGCGGGTTGCTGAGGTCAAGGCAATTCTGGGGCTGTAATCTAGTGCCAAAAGGAATCTTCAAAACCTGCATTTAGAGGCTCCCGGTACGACCATAGCCGGGAGCCCCAAAAACCTCAAAATTCGTCCAAAAAATCTCAATAAAATCAGCAGCGTACAGGGAGTCTAAATGCGGGTGTCGGACCTGGATGACTTCTCTTTTTCCAGGGTTCTCGCTCGCTCATTCCTCGCAGCCCGCCGACACGCCGGGCATACCTCTTGCCGATTGTTGGCCGGTTTGAAGGGCTTATTGCACCCCGGCCTTTTGCAAAACCGAACATCCTTACTGGAGCCCTGCAATTTACGGGGCGCTACGTCTGTCTTCTTCAGGTTGTATTCATCCGGATGATGTTCGACGTGGACCATAGCGCCCATGCAACACCAGGAGCAGGCCACAACTCGATCAGGATCTACATTACCCCGCTCTGTGTTGGCACATTTAGGGCAGGTGTATTCATCCGGAGACATAAAATTAGGAAGTTTTGCGCTCAAAATCGATCCTCCTTGTCGGGGCAAAATCCCATTGCTTGACCATGATTCGGTACTGAGGTCCATCAGGTTCCGGCTTCTCGATCTTAAAAACAAAAAGATCGAGTCTAAGGGGAATCATGTCTTTCGTAAATTCCAGATACCCAGACATAAATTTCCCCTTCCTTCCCTCTTTGAGCCACAGCCCTCCGGTGCCGACAAACTCAGGATAACTCGTCTTGCTCTCCCGTCCCATATTTTTTCTCCTGGTACTTTAATTTGCGAGGATCGGTCTTCTTCTTATTGTGTGTGCAAAAAGGAAGATGATCCTCGAACCACTGGCGATTCTCCCAAGGCTCGAAACAGGTGAAGATAGAGCCACATTCCTTACATTCGATATAGGTATCTTCAATGGGCATTGGGGTTTCGGGGCTCCCCTATTTCGGGATCGTGCCATTCGCATTCTGGTACAAAAATAGATCCATTATGAAGTTTGAATGTCCTAATCCACCCTCGGGGATTCCTCCCTTTGTATGATTTTGCATCCACAATCTTCGCCAGATTAATCCTTCTTGGGTTTCCCCTTTCGTCCTGCCCCATAAAATGATCCAAGGTAATATACAATCTCGATTTCTCAATGCTGAACGTTCCACCTCTACCATAAGTGGCATTGGGGTCTTTGTGTAGAGCGATAAAACAAATTCCCTCTTTCAGCTTGTCATGGATCAAGCGGATCTCTCCGGCGATTTTATAGAAGTCATCGGTAATCTCTATGAAGTCAACGATAAATATTTTCTTTTCCTGGGTAATCAGATCGGACCAATTATTACCGCGAGATATTGGGGTGAAACTCCAATGCTCCAAGGGCATTTCAAACTTAACAAGGCGATTTCTTAATTCGGTGGCTCCCATTTCGCTGTTCATGTAAACCAAGTCTTCGGCTTTCCAGTTATTAATACCTTGGTTTTCCTTGACTACGTTTAACATAAAAGCGGTCTTGCCTGCCGACTTGGAGCCTGCAATCACCACAATGTTTCCAGGGTACAGGCTGACATATTCATGGATAGAAAGAGGAATCTTGATTTTAAATTCCGTGGTCGGAGCGTGAAGAAAATCCATTACCTGAACATCGTCCTTATCTATACGTCTCCAGGACCCGTCCCGGGTGCCCACCTTCTCTACTATATTTTTATCTCGAAGCTTTTGAAGGGTAGATCTGACGACAGCCATATCTTCGGGAGATTTAGCGCCAAGAGCAAAGCAAACATCCTTGACGTAAAACATCCCGTCAGTCATCGAAACATAATTTTCTACATCCTGAATCCACGAACGCCCTTCCTTGCCCGTGGCCTTGATTGCCGACTGAAGCTTTATTTCTGCTTCTTTTTCAGAGAAAGGAGGATTACACGCTTCTGCATTTTTATAGATAACTTCCCTAACTTGTTCAACGCCCATCCCTCCCCGGAGCAAGCTACAGGCGGTGAAAAATAAGGCCTTATCTCGATTGCCCTGCTCAAAGAGTGAGCCTTCAATCGGGGGTAAACTTTTTCGGTCATCAGTTTTTACCTCAGCCTTATTTCCAAATAAGGCAGCCAGCACCGCAGAAGGAGCCTCGGCAATGGGGCAGGAGTCTGGGGGGATGATCCATATATATTTCTTTCCGTCTGTTTTGATTGAAGGAGGCGCAACCACATATCCCCCTTCCCCTCGCACGTCATAACCAAGTGCCTTCGAGGAATTCCTAACTCCATTGTGATACTGAAGATACAGGTGTTGTCCTCTTGGTGTTTGCGCCGTAACTGTAAGAAAATTTTCCGGTAAAAGGCTTTCGATTTTTTTAATTGATTCATCATCATCTCCATCCAGGACCATTACTCCGCTCAGTTTCCCGGTTACAATAGCCACCATGGAGAGCGGGAATTTTTGCCACCACTCTCGGATTTCTTTTTCCGAGGCGCGAGCCTTTTGATAAAGAAGCCAATTAACTAGCGGCTTTTTATTTTCAGGATGGCAAGGTATAACAGAGAATCCATATTTATTTCTATATTCTAATGCAGCCTCAAGTGTTGCGTTATTCATTAGAACCTTTCTTTTTAAGGTTCTCAACTAACCTTATGGCATGATCCAAGAGTTCTTTCTCGGATCGATCCCCCTTCATTAAATTACACTGACAACAGATTACCTGAACGGTATCTATTTTAATGGAGTGTCCGTTGTTAATTCGGTCTAGGCTTGGTGAGTTTGGTTTGGTCTTACCTTTTGTTCCTAAGCTCCAGTCTAAAACGGAGGAACAATAAAGGCATTCCCTTACTTGGGTTGCCATTCTCTCCAGTTCATCTACGGAGATTGCAACATCATAACCCCTTCTTCGATGATTTTTTATGGTAGACCTGCACCACAGCCTAACAGGATTTGCCTCGTTAGCCCTGCGTAGTTGTTCCTTGTATTTTTCTGGATTATCAGATCTCCACCTCCGAAGATATTTACGAGCCTCGTCTTTATGTTTTTTTCGATACTTCTTTTGGGTATTGGACCTTAAGGCTTCGGGTTCGGACATTTAATCTCCCCGCTGACAATTTTTAGGATATACTCAAGACCACAAAAGAAAAAATAAGAGTGCCCACAAAAACAAAAGAGCCGGTGTCCCCATAGATCATCAAGGGATTGAAAGCCCAACTTTCTTTTGCAGGCAGGACAGGTCTTTGTTAATAAAAGATCGTACCGTTTTTCGGGTACATCATTATTCATATGCCCCTGTTCGCTTTCTGGTTTGCAATGAGCAATTCCGAAAGATAGCCCATGACGTTAAATAGTAGGGCGCAAGTAGCGTCTTCCAGGCCAGTAATTCCCTCTCTGGATAGCTGATGATTTTTCCGATGACAAAGCCATACGTCCATAAGGTGACGCCACATACTCTTCATGTAAACGTCCCGAGGAATTCCGTGTTGCCAGTTATCGCTGTCGCGGATAGTTTTATCTGCCTGGACCCGATGTTTAGTCATGTACTGCCCAAATCTCTCAATAACCGCAGGAGAGAGGTAGCCTTCGTAATCTGGTTTTTCTTTATCTTCATCCCTGGTGGCTCCAGTTGTAAAGGTTCTCATGTCATTTTCACCTCATAAGGATAAACCGGAAATCCGGTATTGTGAATTACCTGAATACATCGATCATCATAAAGAAGATCCATGTACCAGTCTTTCATATTGGTTATTTCAAGATCCCCGGGTAGTCCAGCCTCTAGGAGCCACCTTCTGATGTAGGGGATTGCAAGATCCGGATGGGTACAAACCCTTGCTGTAAAAATTTTTATTTTTTTCCCTTCGGCCAAAAGCCTATTTACGAGCATCACCATGGGGATTAGGGGCCGTCCGATATACGAATACCCCTCCCTCTCCCATCGGTCCATATCAAAATGAGCAAGGGTCCCATCAAGATCGACACCTATCCATCTTGGTTCTTCGGGACCCATTCCAAGATCATATCCTATCGGCATAAAACCTCCTATTTCAAGGTAATTTCCCAATGTCCGTCTGGTTCAAGGATCACTCTGGCCATCATCGTATCGCTGGCCGCGAGCCCGGCTATCTCAGCAAAGGTGTTCCAATAATCCAGGAAGGATGAAGACATTACCCCGGCGATTTTTTGAAGTTTGACGTGACCCCCCTCGCGGTATTGTCGCCAGTCGTATGTTGCTACAACGTCGTGTAAATGACCGACAAGGTATAGCTGAGAATCTCCCTCTTGCATAAACCGGTGTACCACGTTAAGGCGAGCCCCCTTGGTTCGGGCTGTCCCAAAACCATGCCAAATACTGATCTTGAAAGGGTCGTGATCTCCGTAGTGGATGTCGATAAGCTGCTTTCCCCGGGAATACTGGATCTTAAGGAGTTGAGCAATAAGGGCTCCAGCATCTCCGAAAGTCTTTCCAGTTCGTCGTTCGTGGTTGCCGCCGACAGATCCCAATATTCTATGGGACATTGGAACAAGGAGGTCAACCGCGTGTTGTATTTGGACGGAGGGCTCCCATTTATTTTCGTAGGGGGACTGGACAGAGAGCGGAGTAGCTGCGTCCACGATATCCCCGGTAAGGACAATGAAGCGATTTGGCCTCGACAAAATCCATTTTCGATATTCCAAGAACCGATCTTCCTTAAAAGCATAATGTCCAATCTGGGTGTCCGTTATCTGAAGGATCTCGATTGTCGGATACTCGCTCGGCAGGAAGTAATGCTTTATCAGTTTCACTTCCCCGTCCCGAATCATATGGGCCGATGACTGGACTATCTTGGCGGGCCTCCTGGCCTCCAGGGAATCCAGGTATTCCCCCACTGTGGGAATTAACCCTCGCTCGTCTATCATCTTTTGTTTCCTCCAGCCTTCTTCTTGCTATTGCAAGCTGATTTGAAAAATTAGGAATTCTGGCATCCAGCAAATCAAGAGCCCTGATGACCTGATGATTTCTCCCATGAATAATATCGTATAGCCAGCCCTTCTCTTTACCACACGCTAATGATGCTGCATTAGCAGTAATTCCGCACCGATCAAGCGCTGACCTTATCAGGTAT